ATCAAAGCTCAGACCCAAAGGAAGTGAAAACGGAAAAGGTCTTACGGCTTCTGGCCCTGTATCATTCGGCAAAATCTACTCAACATTAAATGAAACACTTCGCAGAGGTGGGGTCTACAAGAATGGCGCTGTTGTTCTTCATCTTGATCTCAATCATCCTGACATACTTGACTTTATCACTACCCCTAGAGCCGAACTCCCGTGGGTCAAGCGATGTGTCGATCTCGATACCGAAATGTGGAACGATTCAAGCGACGAACTACGGGAATCTTTGCTACACGGAATTAAGAGAGGAGACATTTGGCTCAACAAAATAAAGTATGCAAAACATTCAGTAAGTCCAACTAAAAAAGGTGAAAGAATTTATGGAAACGTCTGTCTTGAGGTATACCTGCCCTCACGAGGAACATGTCTCTTACAGCATGTCAATCTCGGTGCCTGTAGCATCGAAGACCTCGGAGAGGCTTTCTTTAACGGTATGTCCCAACTGTGCGATCTTCATGGCCGAACAGGTGTTGGAGAATCTGGAGAGTATCTTCCCTCGGATACAGACAGACAAGTTGGATTGGGAATGCTCGGACTCGCCAACCTCTTACGGCGGTACAAAGTAACCTATCAAGAGTTTGGTGAAGCACTAGAACAATTAAATAAAAGCCTAGCTGGGATGAGTAATCCAACAGCTTGGTCATTAGCATTCCACTTGAGAGCTGGTATTAATCAAGCAGCACAAGTAGCTAAATGGAATAAGATGGACAGAGCATTCTGTATTGCACCAACTGCTAGCTGTTCCTATCGATCAACAGATAAGGATGGCTATACAGCCACACCTGAAATCGCACCTCCTATTTCAAGGAAGGTAGATAGAGATAGCGGCACCTTTGGTGTCGAGAGCTATGACTATGGTGATGTAGAGATAGCTAGTGAAGTTGGGTGGGATGCTTATAAGAAAGTAGCAGATAATATTATGATTATGTTAAACAATACGGGACTTCTTCACGGATACAGCTTCAACTCTTGGAGTGATGTTGTAACCTATGACAATGCGTTCATTGATGAGTGGCTGGCTTCGCCTCAGACCTCCCTTTACTATAGTCTGCAGGTAATGAGCGACACACAGAACAAGACCGATGTCTACGCGGCATTGAATGAGACTGATGTTGAAGATTACTTAGCTGACATCTTAAATACAAAACTAGATTGCGATTGTCAAGAATGAGGAAACATCCCTATCAACAACTATTAGACCGTAAGCGGAAGTGGTCACCCGTACAAACAACAGCAGGAAAACTAAAGGAGGGCAGTGAAGAAACCATCTACCGCGCTCTCGCGATACGTCATATGGAGTTACCAGTTGGTGAATTCATTTCCGAAGGTCTTAAGGGTGAGGTACCATCACTTGCCCAAGAACTCTTGGAATCGAACGTTACCGATGAAGAAAACCATGATTTGGCTTTGGGTTACATTGCCAATGCATTGGGAACTAACGAAAAAGCTGAAGCCGAAGCTTTCAAACTCCGAGACGCTTGGGAGAGCCATCCAGATCACACAATCCTCAAGGCATTGGTGGCCGAACGTGCGATATTCTTCGTTCTACTACCATTCTTTAGGTTTTGTGGTGATGCTGGCTTAAGAACAGTATCCGCAGATATCAGTAGAGATGAACAAATACACGTGGCCGCTAATTCTCTTGTATGTAGAGATATGGGCCTATCTCCTAGTCCAAGTTTGGATAAGCTTAGGAAGGCCACCATTAGCTGGGTTATGGAGCCCTTAGGTACAAATACTTACGATAGATATTTGGACAAAAAATTCTGGCTGGATTCCAGTGATCGACTTATGTATGAAGGCAAAGCTCCAGAGCTAGCTGACACACAGCGTGCACGAATGCCTGCCTTCTTTGAACACTCGAATGTCAACCTCCCGCAATATGCTTGAGGCCGTCTACGGTCCTCAATTTGATCATCACCTCCTGGATGAACTTCAGGAGGTCTTTCCACCTTCGACTCCTATCCCGACAGATACGGTGTCACAAATAATGTATAACGCTGGCCAACAGTCAGTAATTCAATGGTTAATTAAAAGAATGGAGGATGAGTAATGCCTAATAGGCCAGGTCAAGTTGGATATGATGATGGAACAACTCCAGAACCAGAAACAGTAATAGTATATAATGATCCCCTAACATCTAGTGGTTATGATCCAGATGGCATTCAATCACTACTAAATGAAGATGAGATTGATTGGGATGGATTTGATTGGGATAGTTGGTCGTGGGTAACTCATCCTAATTTAGAAGGTACTCCGTCCTGGGAAGACTTAGATCGAGATGAAAGGCAAGATTGGTATGACAATAATACAGATCGGTTTGATGAAGATAGTATCAATGAAAGGACAATAGGTGGCCCTTGGAATTCAGAAGCTGTTGGTAATGCGTATGAAGCAGACCGTGCTTCTGGTGCAGAAGGTGGTACTGAAATTAACTATGACTACTACCAAAAGGATCCATGGTATAACTTAGCTTTTAATAATTTAGATATAGAAATAGGGGAAGAGGGTTTAACTGAAGAGAACCTACAAGAAGCAACTAAGTATTTAGTTGAAACATTTAGAAGTGTAATGAATGATGGTTTCAGAGATCCTTGGGATGCTGAAAAACCGGAGGCTTGGGAACCTAAAGAGATGACAACGGATTATGAGACACCATTTGATATTCCAGCAATAGTACCCCGTCAAGCTTCGCCATCTATGCCAGGTTCGATGGTTAATCCTGGTGGATTACTTGGCAGAGCAGATGCTAACGCAGTTTGGCGTTATAATAGAGATATAGGTAACGTTCCACATGATAACCAAGGTAATCTACTAAAGAGTGCCCCTGGTTTTATGGCTGAAAGAGCTTTGATAGAAACAGGTAAGTTACCATATAGAGAAGCGGCTTATTCTTCACCAGGCCTATATAAAGGTAAACCAAAACCTCAACCTGGTTTTAAAGGTGAAGGAATACCAGAACAATTTAAACCAAAAGAAACGGAGACTTCAGACTAATGACTTACACAAACTTCATGGATTCGTTCCGTGGTCCGGGTGGTGGATTCGGTAAAAAAAGTTGGGAACGCGCTTTACAATTCTACAACCCAACTCAAATCAAAACTGCAATCCAACAACAACATAGATACAACAATGCTTCAGTAGGTTCAGAGTTGCGTACCGAATACATGCAAAAGCACAAAGGCTATGCACATGGTATTAATAGATTCCAAGGACCTGGAGGTAACTTAGGTCAGAAGTATTACGCTCAAGCAAAGGGTGCAGGTTATGATATTGCAGATATTCCTATGCTAGCTGCTCAAGGTGGGATGTTCTTACCAGAAGGAGCACAAAAGCAGTGGCAAATGGATATGCAGGACAGGTATGCACCTCCTGAAATGCCTGAATGGGAGATGCCAGGTACACAATCAGGTGGAGGAAAATTACTAGGAACAAGTGCTATGGGTGTTAGATCTAATATAGGTTCACAGGATAATACTGGTGGAACTGGTGAAGCATTTCAAAGAAAAAAGGAGCTGAAAAAAACTAAAGTGGCAGCCCAGTTAATGTCAAACCCATTGGGATAATAAATCTAAATGACTGCAAAAACAAGATACGATATACTTTCGAGTGATCGATCTCAATATTTACAGGTAGCTGAAGAAGCTGCTAAATTAACCATACCTTATCTCATTCACCAAGATGATAATGCCACAGGTGCACGGAAACTAACCACACCTTGGCAAGGTGTAGGAGCAAAGGGAGTAGTAACACTAGCAAGTAAACTAATGCTGGCTTTACTACCGCCTCAAACATCTTTCTTTAAACTACAAGTAGATGATACTATGTTGGGTGAGATAGGTCCAGAGATTAAATCTGAACTAGACCTATCATTCGCTAAAATTGAACGCACTATACTTGAATCCATTGCTGCATCTGATGACCGTGTAGTTGTACATCAAGCACTGAAGCATCTAGTTGTAGCAGGCAATGCATTAATTTACATGGGTGCAGAGGGTTTAAAGTTATACCCTCTTAACCGTTATGTTATAGATAGAGATGGCAATGGTAATGTCAGTGAGATAGTTACTAAAGAAAAGATTAACAAAAAAATAATTGAGGAGTTAATCCCCAATTTACATGAAGGTGAAGTCACTCAATACAATGATGACGATAAAGAAGACTGTGATGTCTACACCCATGTCAAAGTTTATGGAAAGAAAGTCTCTTGGCACCAAGAAGTTTATGACCAGATCATTCCTAAGTCACAAGGTAAGGCACCATTTAAAGCTACTCCTTGGCTTCCCCTGAGATTCAATACAGTTGACGGAGAGGGTTATGGAAGGGGCCGTGTTGAAGAGTTTATTGGAGACCTTAAATCCCTAGAGGCACTCAGCCAAGCACTGGTAGAGGGCTCAGCAGCAGCCGCTAAGGTGGTGTTTACAGTTAGTCCTAGTTCAAGTACTAAACCTGCGACACTAGCTAAGGCTGGTAACGGTGCAATAGTTCAGGGAAGACCTGATGATATTGGCGTTGTTCAAGTTGGTAAAACTGCAGATTTCCAAACTGCTTACAACATGGTCCAACAGTTAGAAAGGAGATTGGCTGAGGCTTTTCTTATCCTTTCTGTAAGACAGTCTGAGCGCACAACCGCAGAAGAAGTCCGCCTCACTCAAATGGAACTCGAACAATCCTTGGGGGGATTATTCAGCCTTCTAACTGTTGAGTTCCTTGTACCTTATTTAGACAGGAAGCTAAACATCTTTCAGAAGACAGGTAAGATTCCGCGTATACCAGATGGTATTGTACATCCAACTATTGTAGCTGGAATTAATTCACTTGGACGTGGACAGGATAGAGAAAGTTTAGGTATGTTCCTACAAACCATTGCTCAAACAATGGGACCAGAAGCACTTCAATCATTCATCAATCCAGAAGAAGTCATTAAACGTCTAGCAGCTGCTTCGGGTATTGATGTACTCAACCTAGTGAAGAGTATGCAAGAGATACAAGGTGAACAGCAACAACAGATGCAACAACAGATGGCAATGCAAGAGCAACAGAATGCTCCAGCCATGGCAGCAGTACAACAGAAACAAGAACAAGCTGCAATACAAGCTGGAGTGCAAATAGCTCAACAACAACCACCACAATAACTATGGCAGAAACATTAACTTATGATGCCTCACCAGAGGCAGAAGTTCTTAATGCAGACGAACAGGAATCACTAGAGATTGGTGAACAGATACAAGCCGATCAGGAGGGACTCCTGGCTGGTAAGTATACAAATGCACAAGAACTAGAGAAAGCTTACCTTGAACTACAGGGTAAGCTGGGTGAACCTAAAGAGGAAGCAAGTGAAGAAGTAAAAGAAGAGTTAGAGATTGAACCAGAAGGTAAGAAGGAAGAGAAGGTAGAGGAACCATCCTCTTCTGATATCTTAGATAGACTTTGGGATCAAGCTCTAAGTAAAGATTACAAAGACGATACTCTTCAAGAGCTAGGCAATATGTCTGCACGAGATATTGCACAGATGCATCTTAATTATCGTGCAGATAATCAAGCTCAACAACAAGAAGTTATAACTGAAGAGCAAGTATCTCAACTAAAGGAAATAGCTGGAGGTGATAAAGGTTATTCCTCAATGATGGGATGGGCCAAGGATACTCTACAAGAAGGAGAGATAAATATGTTTGATGCAGTAATGGAAAGAGGTGATCCACTTGCCTGTTTCTTTGCTGTTCAAGCCCTGAAGTATAGATATGACGATGCGTCAGGTAGTGATGGAAAGATGCTTACAGGTAAAGCTCCTACTAATAGAGGAGATCAATTCAAAAGTAACGCTCAGTTAGTAGAAGCTATGTCTGATCCTAAATACGACAACGACCCTGCATATCGTAAGGAAGTAATGGACAAACTTGAACGATCTGAAATTCAATTCTAAGTAATGATTCACCTATTAACACCTTTAATTCTTACCGCATCCTGGTACGGCCCAGGTTTTCATGGAAACTTAACAGCCAATGGAACACGCTATAACCAACTCGCCTCAACAGCAGCACACAAAACCCTCCCGTTCGGAACCAAACTCAACGTTTGCTACGAGACGTGCGAGGTTGTCACTATTACGGACCGTGGACCTTTCATTGAAGGTCGGGATCTTGATTTGTCTTATGGTACTGCTGAACGAATTGGCATGGCCACAACCGGCGTTGCTGACGTAAAGGTAACACGATTAAACTAGTGAAAAGATTCACAGAGCCCTGGATAATTGCAATTATGTTGCTACTCGTAGCTGCATTTATCGAGGGCGTTCACGTCACTAAACATGACTACTACGATAGCATCCGTTCATCAAAGCTATGCTCTGACGCATGACGTGTAAGCAGGGAACGGGGCTTACATCATAGGAGAAAACTATGACTGTCACTTATTGCTATCGTGGCATCAAGTACACGAAAACAAAGTAGCGAACAACAATACAACAAACTAAAATGAAATCATTTATTGCACTTGCCACACTGTCCGCTCTCTCTGCGACACCTGCAATAGCTGGCCCCTATGTATCCACCAAGTCCGAATTTAAAGGTGACGAGGATGGATATAGTA